CATATATTTATAATAATAATACTACACCCATACTTTACAATTTTTTCTGATAATATGGATCAGGAATAACTATTCCTCTTAAAAACAGATCATTAATTTGTTCAATTTTAATTGGAATAGCTGTAAAAGATATATATGATATTGAGGATATTAACAGAACAATAAAAACAATATCATATGTAATAAATCATATGTATGAAGAATTACTAAATGCTCAAAATAATGATATGAATCATATAGCAAGAATGCCAACTTACTCAAAAGTATCAAAATCTTCTAAATTTATAAGATCACTACCTTGATTTGTATCGTCATCAGATATATCCAAGTCACTTATATCATCTAGTACCTTTTCAAGTGGTGGAATCTCATTTGATTTTTCCTTCTTATCTTTTTTATTATCTTTACTGATATCGCCATCTTTTATAATATCATTGCCTTTGGTAACATAGTTTATGTTATGAGGAACGTATTCTTTCTTTTCTGTATCTTCTTTTGGGTATGATTCGTCATATAGATATGTGAATGTATCATATACAACATCAATAGGTTTATCTAATTCCCCTTGTTCATCCATAACTTCAAATACAGGATACTCCTTCTCAAATAATTCTGGAATCTCTTTTAAAATTCCTTTTTCTAGATCTATTTTAACTTTTCTGTATATATCAATATTTACTTCAAACTTTCTTCTTCTTTCCCTTTCTTTCTCTTGAACCTTTTTAAGTTCTCTTTTTTTTTCATTTATATTGTCATTTTCTTCTATTATTTTTTCTTTTTCATTATTAATTTTTTCTTTTTCTGCTTTTAATTCATTAATACATTGTTTTATATCAGATATATCTACTATAGAATTATGTCCATTATCCCTATTATTGTCATTATTGCCATTATTGCCATTATTGCCATTATTATTAGGTAATTCTGTTACTGTACTATTTAATAATCCTTTTTTTGGTATATTAGAATTTTTATTGAATTTTGTATTTCTATAAACTTTTTTTCCAGTATTCTTTACAATTTTTGAGCTTGCACATTTTTGCGTATTGTTTTTACATAATTCAGTATTGATATGTTCTGAAACTATAGTTTTAATATTAAAGTCGTACCAATATTTGCATAAGTACATCGGATATCTTTTTTTATCATCATGAACTGATGATACTATGTACAAATTATCTTTATGTATGCGATTAGGAATTTCTTCAATATTAAATTCTTTAAGGACTTGCAAAACATTGTTGACAATGCTCATATATTCATGTACAACATTGTCATAAATTAATGTTTCATATATTTTATTACACAATTTGGTATTATCAATAATAGTATATGATGTGCTCATTTATATTATATAATAATACATAAATCATACCTCTTCATACGCAGATTATATTGCTATAGTATACTTAAAAAAATTGATACTAGAAATGTTTTTTTGATATGATCTAATATATTAGAATATATATACATACATGGATTTCTCAGACAATAATGGTAATACATACGATAATATTGATAGTATTTATCAACTTTTAGAGGATGAATTATCTATTTCTCTAACAGATGTAAATATTGTAAATGATGCAACAGACACTGTACTTAATCCTAATGCATATGATTCACCTATCTACAAACAATTTGTTCTTGAGAAAAAACCATATGGCATTTATAACTTGTATGAAAAAGAGATATTGTATGGTTGGACTGGATCATATATCACATATAAACCAATTAATACATTTACTGCTGGCTATAATAATAACTGTATTACATTCAAACAAAAAATTATTATAAACAAACCTATAATTGATATGTTGTTTGATGTATTAAAAGATAAAAGTGCATATAATAAGAATCGTGTTAAACAATTGATCAAAATATTACCATCAGAAGATGTAAATACAAGAGATAAAGAAGGATCGACTGTTCTAATGGAAATTTCTTCAACAAAGCATAATTTAATTGCTGCTGCAAAATTATTATTGCAAAAGGAAAATATTGATATTAATGCACAAAATAATAGTGGTAGTACTGCTCTAGATAATGCCATAGCTAATAATCCTAATATTGCTAGATTATTATTAGAAAGAAATGATATTAATGTTAATATAGGAACTAATAGTGGAATAACACCATTAATGAGAGCATCAAGGTTTAATAGGCTTGATATTGTTAATATATTATTAAAAAGAGATGATATTAAGATAAATATGGTTAGTTGTATAAGATATACAGCTTTATATTATGCCGCACTTAACCTAAGTTTTGAAATAGTAAAGTTATTACTAGATCAAAAAGATATTGAAATTAACACAAAGGATAATAATGGTGAAACAGTTCTTGATTATTGTAAAAGACGAGAAAGAGCACATCGGGGATATGGTACAATTATTGAAATGTTAGAAAATAAAATGAAAAACTAAGAATAAATTAATTTATAATTAATAATTTTCTAGCAATTGTTTGCATGTATTATAATTCCACATTGCGAGAGATGACCAATAATAATCACATATTTCCTCTTCCAAAATATCCATATAATCATTAATATTACTTATTTGTGGATTTTTATTTAGTATATGTTTTATCATATCTGGATCTAACAGTTCACATGCATAATGGAGAATAGTTTTTCCATTTATTTTTTTATTAATGTCTTCACATGCTAGACGGTTCAGATATTCTATAATAGTTGCACATATATCATGTGGCAGAAATTGTAATTTCTGCTCATACATATCAATAATTATTTCTAAAAGAGTTTTGGTGCTCATAACTTTAGACATTTTTGTATATTATAGTCAAGTGTAGTACTTTGTTTATTTGTAATTATTTTTTCAATTTTTATGGAGTATATATCACTTCATAAAAATAGCAGCCATAACCGGAATTGCACCGATATCGCCAGATTCGTAGTCTGATATGTTTCTATTACACTATATGGCCTATTATAATTATTTGTTATAATAGGTTATTTATTTTGAAAATAGTAATCCTGATGAGACTCGAACTCATACTTTTAGCTTCAAAGGCTAACGTGCTTACCTTTACACTACAGGATCATATATTTACCACATAAATATATGAACCTTAATAATAATCCTGACGAGACTCGAACTCGTACTATCAGTTTCAGAGACTGATGTGCTAACCTTTACACTACAGGATTATATATTTATGTGGTAAATATATGAACCTTTTATTACTTACAATAACAGGATTATATATTTATGTGGTAAATATATGAACCTATTATTATTTAGGATAACAGGATTATATATTTATGTGGTAAATATATGAACCTATTATTATTTAGGATAAATTAGCCTATGCCGGAATTGCACCGACTCTTTCTCCGTGTAAAGGAAATGTTCTACTATTAAACTAATAGGCTTGATATATTACTGAAATATATCAAGTCTAACTAAACAGTTAGTGTTTAGTAACCTATACGGGGATCAAACCCGTAACTCCTGCTTGAAAGGCAAGTGTGTTTTTCATTTACACCAATAGGCTACCTATTCATAATTAATAATAGGTAGTATAAATAATAATAAAAATAATAGAGGCTTATATCGGAATCGAACCGATGTCGGTGGGACTGCAAACCACTGTTCTACCATTGAACTAATAAACCTTATATAATTAATATAATCATATCAGATTTTTTTTATATGGCATGTACCGGAATTGAACCGATGCCTGTGGAGCCACGATCCACTGTTCTACCATTAAACTAACACACCCTATATTATCCATAAATAACAACATAGGAAATATAACAAGTGGCCCATATCGGAATCGAACCGATATCAACGGAGTTGGAAACCGTCATTCTACCATTGAACTAATAGGCCTGACATTAAAATAATTTATTGTCAGATCTTGTAATTTAACAACCCAATCGGGAATTGAACCCGAGACTTCTGTCTGAGAAACAGATATTTTGCCACTAAACTATTGGGTTTTATATATATATGGACGATGCCGGAATCGAACCGACGCTTTCAGATTGCAAATCTGATATGCTACCATTGACATTAACCGCCCGATAGTACATAATTATGTACTGCCGGTACTACAAAAAAAATATAACAGCCTATCTGGGGATCGAACCCAGATCACCTGTTTAGGAGACAGGTATTCTTCCATTGAACTAATAGGCTTTATAAAGCAAATATCCTTATAAAGTATCATATTAATAGCCTATCCGGGAATTGAACCCGAAACTGAAGGTTAGAAGCCAACTATTTTTCCATTAAACTAATAGGCCTGATATATGTAAATATATATGTCAGGTATAATATTTGTAAATTTAGGGGCTCTAGCGGGAATTGAACCCACACCCTTCGGATCCAAACCGAGAATTCTACCGTTAAACTATAGAGCCACAGATAATCATATGATTATCTAGAGCTTACAATATATGTTAAAATGTTATTTGCTCTACCACTGAGCTATACCTCATATTTGTAATATGAGATACATGGAATCGAACCATGAACCGAATATTTATTAAACTAATTAATTGCTGTTAATATATTTTACTCATCAAACAAAGTACGATTGGGATAAAGGTGTTTTTTCCAGTTAAACTAAGTATCCAATATAGATACTGTAGGGTTCGAACCTACATACCTTGCATTAAAAGCAGTACCAATATATTGCCGTATGTACTTTTTCATGATAATGATCCAACGGGGGATCGAACCCCGATCAATCGGTTAAGAGCCGATCACTCTACCATTGAGCTATTGGATCTAAATATATTACTAATACTTTAGAACCTTCTAATATAATAAATAATAATAATTAGCGGCTTAGATGGGAATCGAACCCATATCATCTCATAGACAGTGAGGTATACTACCATTATACTACTAAGCCTTATATGCATATTATACACATATCAGGTTTATAAAAAATATGATGTGTATGAGACTCGAACTCATACCATTCGATTGGCAACCGAATATTCTACCCTTAAACTAACACATCTTTAATCCCTAATAATGTATTACAGATATGTATATTATTGATAATGCATACGGGAATCGAACCCGTGCCTTTTGATTGGAAATCAAACATTCTACCATTAAACTAATGCATTATTAATCCATATCTAGATTAGTAATACTTAATAACGACCCATACGGGAATCGAACCCGTGTCAACTGGTTAAAAGCCAGTTACTCTACCACTGAGCTAATGAGTCTTACATAATATAATTACAATATAAGATTCAAAAATACACTTAAACAATATGTAATATAAGTAAATCTTTAAGTCATTTTATATAATTATATAATATATGAATAATAATTTTAATATTAATAGAATAAATAATGATTCTTTAATATTAATAATAGGAGAGCCAAAATCTGGGAAAACATTACTAATTAAGGATATATTAGATAAAAAAAACATAGAAAATGGAATTATTTATTCAAATCGAGCTGATGCATATAAATATAGTAAATATAATATACATAACAACATATCAAGTGTAGATTATGTAGTTTATGATAATGTAAATGTAGATAGTTATATCAATAATAATATATTACGCATCGTAGCCTTAGATTATATAAATATAGTAAATATACCAAAACCAGATTATATATTTGTACTTGAAAATCCGTATAAGATACACTATAAAATAGAATATTTATATTCAATCACATATAAATACCCTAAAAAATATGATTGTGTTGTAATTGATAATTCAGATAAATCATTATATAAATATAATATTAATAATAATAACAATAATAATAAAATATTATGTTGTACATTAATGTAATGGATTCCAATCTAATTCAATATCTATAATTTCCTTATCTTTATCATCAAAATCGTTAACTATATTATATCTATTTCTTATATAATCTGTATCATTATTAAACATATTATGGATATATTTTCTTACTACAATTATAATTTTCTCTAATTTTAGGATATCTAGGGCGATAAGTATATCAAATATATTATCAATATTTAGTGTATCAATAATATCAATAATATTATTTGTATCCGATGCATTGACTAGATCCACACATTGACTGAATATATTAGGATGTATATTATCAATATATATTTTATCTACATATTTCACATATTCTCCGTGATGTAAAAACATATTAGATAAAGTAGTACTACTTGAAATAATAATTGAACTAATATATACTGTTTTATTGCATGGAAATATTACACTATAAATATTTGCCTTTTTATTCATGATAATATGTAATATATATATAATTTGATATATACAAAAGTTATATATATCAATTTTTTTAGGTTAATGTATATTTATCAACAGTATATTCACTAGGAAGTTCATTATATATTGATTTTAAGGTATTTAATGCTTCACTATTTGATTTTGCATCATTTAATCCATGTGATGCGATTAATTTATAATATGGATATTTAGAGTCTATTTTATCTCCATATCTATAACATAAATCAATATACATATCACAATATTTTAGTAATAATTTATTCCAATTATAAGTATGTGCTCTTTCAATAATATTATCTAATTTAGGAAGATTATCATGCAATATTCTTAAATATTTACCAAATAACCATGTAAATATATTATCATTTTCACTAAAATATTTTACACTAAATTTTGATATGTAATCATTATGCCATATAGTTTCCCATAAATGAATAGTGTAAGAGTCCATTAATTCAGTAATTTTATCTTTCATATTATCTCTAAAAATATAATGGTATCTAAAACAAAATGGAAAAAATGATTTTGTTGGTTCTAGATGGATATCATAATTACCTTCAGCAAGGATATTTTTAGGTAAGTTTACAGCATGATATGCCCAAGGTTTACCAACTATGTTATCTGGTATTCTTTTTAGCCATTCCATAATAAATGGATTATTAGGTTCTGAAATTAAAACTCCGTTAGCAACAGATCCGACACTATCAAGACCATTACTATTAGTATCCCCTTGTGATTCTCCACCTACGACTAATTTTTTTGTTAAAAAATTAGTTACTGGTTTTAATGATAAAATATCAAGATCCATGTATACACCTCCTCTCTCAATTAATTTTTCCATTCTAATTACATCTGCTTTATATTGATAACTAGCAAGAGGAGCTCCTTTATATTCATCTCTTTCTTCTACATATTCAAATTCAATTTCAGGAATATCTTTTAATATATCCCAAAAAAAATCATTATATTGCTCTTGTGTTATGTAAATATAAATTTTATCGGGTTTATTTAATTCATATGCTGACATAATTGATAAAAAATGCATCAAATTAAAATGTCTTGGGCCTATATTGATAAAATGAAATATTTTTGGGATTTGTAATCTGTTATCCATTTCTTACTAATAAATTATTATAATAAGAAATTTTGATATATATTAACGCAAATTAAGTATATATTTCATTAAACATTTTACAAAATAAATCTATAATAAGATTATTATCTGTAACATCTATATTTATTTTAAATTTTGGACTAATAATATTTATTTTTTTAACAAATATACTAATTACATATTCAATGTCTCTAGTTGAAAAATCTTCTGTTCTCATTTTATTAACAAGTTCATCTGTATCAATTTTGTAATATAAATCTTTTCTATCCTCTGCAATATTAATTAAATTTATAAGTTTAATCCTTAATGCTGATATTATTATGAGAAATATTCTATTAAAATCTATACTACTTGCTTTTAATACATCCCATAAATTACTATATAATTGCGAAGATATTCGCAGAATTTCATAATTATCTAGTAATATACTGGCAGAAAAATATGGATTTATTAAATACATGTTTGTAATTTGATGATTTATATCATCAATATATTTTTCACTTATTCTTAAATATTGGCTTATTTGATATTTCTCTTTTATATTTTCAAATATTCCCTCTATATATGATATTCTATCCTGAGATATCCATATATTATACACTGATAGATAGTAATCAAGGATATTGCTTAATGAATCTTTTGTTTTTTTACATTGAAACTTTTTTTTAGTATGTACAATATCCTCTATAGAGGATACTGTATATTTAGCTGAGTATAACAGCTCATTTTCAATATTTGATATTCCTCCAACAAATATATCATCCGAATAATATGTTATATAATATGCTTTTAGTATATTATGGGAAATTTCATCCTTGTTAAGATTATCTTTTGAATTAATAATATTAAAAAATAAATTTTTTGCTATCTTAATATTTTTTTTATTATTTATTAAAGAATAGTAATCATTACTATTATATTTTTTGGTATATCCTATAAGGTCAAGTGATTTAAATTTTCTTATATAATCTGTATTTATTGGATTATTATTATTAGTAATCAGATTATATGCTAATTGCATATCTTATAATAGTACTAGATACTTTTATACATAATCATACCAAAATAATACCAAAATATATGTGCGTAATTTATATATATATGGGTCAAACATTATTGAAATTACATAGAGAAAAACATGCAGAAATTCATTCTTTCAATGATGTTACAGTGCCTGATGGATATAGTATGATTAAACTTGCTACATATAATATAAACCTTAAAAATTCAATTAATCTTAAATATAAAGTTAACAAAATTATAGAATATATTAATAGTAGTTACAAAGACAAAAAGATAGATATCATATGTTTGCAAGGAATACATGATTATATGACTTTAGAAGCATTAATAAAAACAATTAAAAGGAAATTTTGGGCAAAAGAGATGTATACTGCACCAACATATGATGATATTATCGGATCAATTGATCCGATAAATTCAAATAATTTTACTATATCCAGAATATTGATGGGATCTTTAAAATCCGCTGGATCCAGTAAAAATAATACAAACAAAAAAATAGAGATACAAAATCTAATTATAAGCAGATTCCCTATAGTATCGTCTATATATAATAATATGGATGTAGTTGGAAAAATGGATGACACTATAGGGATTAAGGCTGTTATAGGTGCTAATGTGAGCATAGGAAATACAATAGTATCAATATATTCAACACAATTATCAAATGATATCCAAATTGCTGATATATGTAATATGGGACTAAGAAAGAAAGAAGGAGATATATTATTATCAACAATAATGGAAAATGAACAAAATAATAAAAATAATAATTTAACAAAAAATCCACACATTATATGTGGAACCTTTAATATAAACTATTATGATGGCAAAGATATCAGCAAAGAATTTACAGAATTTGTTACTACTTGTAATTATGTTGATACATATAAGTATATAAATCCAGAAAAAAAAGGATTTACAAATACCAATAAAGAAAGAAAAGATTACATATTTGTTAAATTGACAAATGATATATTTTCTGATAAAAAATGGAAAAAAGAATTTAAAAAGATTAAGAATGATAAAGACCTATTTAATATAATTTTTAAAAGATATAATATATATTTTATCGATTGTTATGTTAGAAATGATATAAATAGTACTAATTCAGCATCTATATTCCCTGTTGAATCAGTATTTATTGTAAATTAAGATATTTGACATAGTTATATCAATTGTTATTTTTATTAATATACTTTGTCATAATTAATATATCCTCTATTTTTCCCTATATGGGTATGAGGCGACCATGTAATATTATAATTATGTTGTTCAAGTAAATCATTATATTTGCTATTTTGAATTATAGATAGAGCTTTGTCATATGATATACCATCACTTGAAAAATGATTATCATTTAATAAATAATATCCAGGTATATTATTATTAAATACTAAACCTGTATTTCCTGTGTCTTCATTGATATGATCCAATGTATATGCATTTGGCATATGATATCCTGGGTCACAATCTGCTACCTGTGCCATATCTGTTATGGATTCTGGTATAGAATCCATAGCTTCGACCGATCTAGTTTTTTTCCATATTACATATGATATTACAACAATAACAGTAATTATGTTTGATTTATCTATATTAATGTGTAAAACATTTCTTAATACTATACACAATAATAAGCCTAATATTAATGATTGTATTAATGTATTAATCATAACCTATATATATTTTACCCTAGAAAATATATCCTATATGCATTATAAAAAATTGAACAATAAACATTTTGATGAATTATCCTCTTAAAATAAAGATATATTCATTTTATTATGCCCCCAAAAGCACCAACTAAAAAGACTCCAACCAAAAAGGCTCCAGCTAAAAAAGCTCCAGCTAAAAAGACTCCAGCTAAAAAGACTCCAGCTAAGAAGACTCCAGCTAAGAAGACTCCAGCTAAAAAGACTCCAGCTAAAAAAGCTCCAGCTAAAAAAGCTCCAGCTAAAAAAGCTCCAGCTAAAAAAGCTCCAGACAATCCAACCGATAAAATATCAACTAATATTATACCCAAATCTGCGAATAAAGAATTTAGTAGACTTCATATAGAATTGGCTGAAAAAATAACAATTATGGATAAATATAAGAAAGAACTTGAGGAAATCAAAATTATGCATGATAATAAACAAAATGAATGTGATAATTTGAATAAAGAAATGGATGAAATAATTGAAAGATTACAAACATTAAATAATAAATATACTGAATTATCTAATATTTTTAGTATTGATTGTAAAGATGAAAAAATAGACAGCGAAGAAGATGAAGAGATAGAAAGTGACGATGAAGAAATAGAAAGTGATGATGAAGAAATAGAAAGTGATGATGAAGAGATAGAAAGTGATGATGAAGAGATAGAAAGTAAAGATGAAGAAATAGAAAGTGACAATGAAGAAATAGAAAGTGATGATGAAGAGATAGAAAGTAAAGATGAAGAAATAGAAAGTAAAGATGAAGAAATAGAAAGTAAAGATGAAGAAATAGAAAGTGATGATGAAGAAATAGATAGTGATGATGAAGAGATAGATAGTGATGATGAAGAAATAGATAGTGATGATGAAGAAATAGATGATAATCTAATTAAAACAGACAAAGCAAAAAAAACATCAGCAAAAAAAGCACCAGCAAAAAAAACACCAGCAAAAAAGACACCAGTAAAAAAAACACCAGTAAAAAAAACACCAGCAAAAAAAGCACCAGCAAAAAAAGCACAAGTAAAATCCAAAAGAAAGACACCACCTAAAAGTGATTAGATTAAAAAGTGATTAGATTAAAAAGTGATTAGATTAAAAAGTGATTATATTAAGTATGACGATATAACTAAAAAAAATTGATTATTTTATGCATATATATGTTAATATATATAAATTTAACATAATACATAATGACAACAGATATTATAGTTGACACTAAAAAAGGCATTAGTCAATTTCACAGTAAATTATCTGTATTACTAAACAAGTTAATATATGATGATAAATTAGATGAAGTTGCAGAGAAAAAGGTGGAATTATTAAAAATATTGATACCACTATATGATAGATTGGTGGATCTTGATAATATTGATTGTGATATATTATATGATAATACAAGGGATATTATTGAAAAATATGATAAATACAAAAAAAGACAAATGGATACTGCGAATACAGATAATTTAGTAAAAAACAGAGTTCAAGAGGATCTTATAAGATTAGATAGCATAAATTGCCATAATCATATCACAATTAGCTATATATAATAGCGAATCATAAAGATATGAAGAGCATATTTTGTTATATACTGTTTAACTTTGACTGATGCACTTTTTGTAATTATTAAAAGTATATCAATAATTAATTTATTATTGTTAACTTTAATATTGGATATTTTGTATATCTTATTTTTATAATTTATTAGTAAAATTCAAGTTAGCCACCTTATCACCTTGATTTTCAGGAAGAATATATAGGGGTAAAAAATAAAAAAAATTAAACTTATTTAATTCTTTTTATTAACATATCAATAAGAGCCATATACACAAATGTTAAATAGGAAGATGCTAGCTGATCATATCTTTG